GGCTTCTTCGTCGGAAAATCGTAGAGCTTTGTGATGTGGGTTTCTTGGGATGCCGTGATGATGTCGCGGAAGGCGTAGAGTTCGCCGAAAAAGGGACGGCGATGCGAATCGTAGTTCTCGCGTACTTTTTCAAAATACTCGCGCTTTATTGCTTCATATTCTCCACGTTTTCGCTCAAACTCCGCGGCTTTTTCTTTCCTGTAGACAGGTGGGTAAAGTTTGAGGAGTTGTGCCACGCGCGAAGCGTTCGGAAACGTCCATTGGCTGTGCCCAATCCAGTGGCCCACAGCGCAGCCGCTGATGTGCAGAGCAGTCCCCACACACGACACGCCGCCGAGCGCTTGGACTTCACGGTACAGCCACGCGCGTACGGACTCAAATGGGGCATAAAAGTTTTTTGCGTTGGGAGAAGAAAAAGACTCGGAGGGCGCATCGGGGCTTTCGTAGTGCAAGAAGCGTTCGGTACTGCTGCGGAATGTGCGATAGGTCTCCGCTGATTGTTTTTGATGAAATCCTTCCTTCTTGTACCACGCGCAATTAGCGAGGAGACGAAAATGCCGATCAAGGATAATTTGCGAATAGGCGATGCGCGCCGCCGATCCCCACCAAATCAAATTACCGGTGGGAGCGAGTAGGCGCGCGCATTCGGCCGCCCATCGTTCCACATCGGACAAATAGGCGTCGAACGTCGGCCACTGAAAATCGAAATCGCCCTTTACTTCAAAATACGGAGGGTCGGCCACGATGAGGTCGGCACACCCATCGGGCAAATCGTTGTTCAGAAAATTGGCGCATCGCACGGTGTCGAGCGCACCGAGTTGAGCGTCTTTCATAGTTTAGCGGCTTTTTGTGTGGCTTTGAGCACCTTTTCCGTCAGGTTCTCGAGGGGGCTGCCTTCATCGGCGGCGGTCAGGTCTTGGGCGGTCAGTCCAAGCGCTTTCATGTGGCGGGTGACGGCGGCCAACGCGTCGCGCTGCACCCGAAACACGGGGTGCGAAACGAGCTTCTCGCCTTGTTGTGTTTTTTCGCTGACGGTGGTGGCTTTGAGATTAGCTATTTCAGCATTGGCCAGGTCGAGTGTTCGGCGCGCCGAAGCGAGAGAGTAAATTTCCATCTCGAGAGCAGCCGAGTCCGCGCCCTTCGATTTCACAGCGCGCTGTACCGTGGCGGCATGTTCCTCCACGGTTTTCTTCTTCTCGCGCATAAATCGCCCGTATTTTTTGGCGATGGCGCGCAGTTCGGCCAACTCGGAAGCGGAGATTAAAACTTGACCTTCGTGGGTTTCATTGTCCATTTAATCGAGGTTTTGGAGTGGGTGATCTTTTTGTGTTTGGTGTTGTTTTGTTAAAATCCACCTATTCCAAAAATCGTCGGACGCAGAGAAAAGAGAGTGTGTGGGGTTTAGAAGCACCCCCACCCCCTTTTCAAAACACCCCCCGGGGGGTATCGGGTTTGTCTCTGTTTGTTTTTTTAACGCGCGTTGCGGGGCGTTGGATGCGCGTGCCATCGTCTTCGCCGGTGAAGAGGCGGTCGATAGCTTTGCGTTCTACCTCAACACGGCGCGCCGTTCCGCGCTTGCCGCCGCGCCCCAACTCGACATGCACAGCCACGTGGCAGGAGTGGCACAATGGCTGCAGGTTCGTCACGTCGAACATCAGACGGCGGCGGTCTTCGGCTGTCGCGCCGTCTTCCACGGGCGAGATGTGGTGCACTTCAGTGGCAAGCGTTTCGCGTCCCTCGTGCATGCAGCGCACACACAGAGGGCGAACGCTCAACACCTGTGCGCGGAGTTCCACCCATCGGGCGGAGTTGATCATGGCGCGATAGTCCGCGCGGTGATTGGAGAACATTGTCTTGCTCATGTAACCAGGTTGTAACTGAGAGAGCCCGCACGAACGCGGCAAAGTCGTGTTCGTGGGGCGTTTCTATGTAACTACGTTGTAACTGCGTTCCTATCGCTTATCTCCATCGCCGATGATCACGCCGCGCGCTTGGCGGTCGGCGAGTTTGTCGAGATTGCGGCGCATCACTTCTTCAAGGCTGAAGCCGAGGCGGCGCGCCAGCATTGCGACGAACCAAAGCACGTCGCCGAGTTCGTCCACGATGTTGTCCCTGAATTGGAAACAGTTCCCGCGGACAAAGAAAATCTCGTTGTTGTCGATTTCGATTTCACCGCGGCGCACGGCCTTTGCGATCTTGTCGGCCACTTCACCGGCCTCAGCCATCAGCCCAAAACCGAGATAGGGGATGTTCTCTGCCGCGTGGCCGGCAATGGTGCGGTGGGCTTGTTGTTCGTATTCTGTTGCTGTCATTATTGAAGAGCTTGGGTAATTAGGATGTATTTGTACGGACGGTCAAAGCCGTATATTTCATCTAGCAGCGAGTCCTTTATTTGGAACCCTGCTACGTCTTCGTCGAAATAAACAATGCCTTGGAAGAAATCCATTAAGTCGGCATCGAAGTATTTAATCTCGTCGCCGACGTATATCTCACGCCCATCCACTGCTTTCCGATTGGTGTATTGTGCGACCGAATCGGGGTGCACTTCAATGCAGCGCGGTGATGCGTCGGCGTGGCGCGTGTCGGGTTGAACGATGTAGGAGGCGGTGGCGTACTGCAACACGCCGCCGTAAACGATTGAGCCGTCTGCAATGGAGCGGCCGCGGAATTTGATTACTTGCATAGGGAGATTATTTCACGAGTTCAAAATCATACACGACTACATACGGGTTGCTTTCCCACGTGCCTTTTCCGAAGAGCAGGTCGGCAAGGGCTGCGTAAGCTGAGCGAGAGGTGTCGAATAATTGAGTGCAGTTTCGTTTATTATCATAGAACCCAAACTTTTCACCAAATTGTTTTATGCCCTCTTTTAATATATCCTCGTCGCTGATGTCTTGCAGCCGTTCCACTTTGAGGGCGCTAATTACGATGCGGTGTTTCATCAACTTTGCCTCAACGAAACACTTGTTCATCCAGCCGTGACTATGGGCAACTTTTTCTGCAAAACGTTCAGCAGCATCTTCACGTGGGTAGTGGTAATTATGTTTTATCCAGTCTTTGATTTTTTCAGCATACAAATGGCTATAAGGTTGTGCCACGGCTACAACTTCTCCTATGCGATAACCACGAAAACGAGGTGAAAGCTTCAATGACTTTGCGAAGTTTCGATAAGCTCCTTTTAAGTCTGGACGCGCCGGTCTGTCATCCGGAGAAAGTCCGGACATATATCCCTTCCACACCATTCCGCCCCATGGACTATATTCAGGTTGTGGAGTAATTATTCTCCTTGTCTGCGTTATTTTACCTTCAATCACCGCCTTCGTGAGAAGAAAGCGGTCTTTAAACATTATCTTTCTCATGTTTACTTCTTGATGTTGAACGGAAGAAACCACGTGCGCAGACGCTGCCAGAAGTTCGCGGACTTCTGCGCCGCCGGGTCTTCCGAAGTGATGGAAATGTGCGCGTCGGGTTCAGTGTCTCGGAGTTGGGAGGCGAGGCGCAAGCGCACGCCGCTCGTTACAATTTCGGTGAGATGCTCATCGCAGCCAAATACGGCATACTGCACGCCGTTTTCGGGCGAATAGGTGAAGAGCGCCACGGCGCGCTCGGCGCTTTGTGCTCGTTTCCACTTGCGGGCGAGATCGTGCAAGCGTTCGGTGGTGAGGTGCTGAGCCTTTTTCGGGGGCGTCTGTACCGGTTTCGGGGTTTTCTTTTTGTGTGTCATGCTTTTTGTTGGAGATTATTGCGCTGAAAATCGCGCATTGCCTGTTTATTTCGCCGTTATCAGCGTTTATTATTTGCTTTGACAACTTGTTCGCGGGCGCTTGAAAAAGTGCCGTGTACGTCAAATTCACGAGGATGCGCTGCGAGATACGCACGGGCGGCGTCTTCATCGCCGGCAAAACGCTCGGCGGCCAACTTTGCCAGGAGCGATTTATAGGTGCCGTAGTCCACGGCGTGCAGCTTTCGCTGTTCTTCCTCCGTCCGCCGTTGCTGCTCTTCGCGTTGTCGTTCGTATCGGTCAAGCTCCCGGCGGCGGTCTTCGAGGAATTGGCGTATCCGTGCCGTGATGTTCTCGCCGCGCGCGTTGCTGTATCCCACAATGCCGTAAATACCGGCGGCAAGACGCGAGAAGAAGAGCATTACTTCTTCGAGGTTCAGCGAAGAGTAAGCCGAATAAATCACGAGTGCGAGGTTTTGAATGTCGGCCACGGTGAATTGGTCGGCCGTCGAAAGTGTCTTTACATACTCGTGAAGCTGTTTGCAGAGCCACGCCACGACAAACTCGTCGCCACATTCGCGGCCTACACGTTTCAATGTCGGTGCGTTTCCCATATAGCATTCCAACGGCCGCGCAGCGAATAGCGGCTGAATGCCAGAGCCGTATGTCTCCGTGATGTATTCGCGTGCTTTATCTGTTGCCGTGGATAAGGCGTTCGAGCATGTTGTCGAAATAATCGCCGCGTTCCCGTTGCCGCGCTCTATTATCTTCGACAGATTTTGCGGTTGTGCCATGGTGTGTGAGTTGTGTTGTGGACTGCTGCGGGCGGTTGTCATACGTTCCCTCTAAGATGCGGGGGAAATTGTTAGGGCGGAAGAGCCATTCAAAGTCTGCGACGAAACCGCGGGAGCCGCCGCCGTTGAGAAAATCGGACGCCGCCGCTTTCTTCACCACCGCGGCGAGGGCTTCTTTGCCGTATTCGCGAAGACGGGCGAGCAGGAAAGTCGTGCGCTTGCTTTTGGGCTGTAGCCCGCGGACGGGTGGGATCTGTGCACCCTGTGCCGCCATGGTCTTGTTGAAGAAGTCGGCAAACGCTTTCAAGTCGAGAGCCTCAGCCGGCACGGACTCTTTTCGCGTTTCGCCCGAAAATCTTTCCTCCTCTTCGGGCGGCGCGCCGTCGGAAGACGGACGCACTTCTTCTACGTAAGGAGAAGAAGTATATTCTACTCTACTTTCCTTTACTTTACTTTGTGGGGTTATTTCTGCAGAAACGGGGGTTTTTACCGTAGAAACGGGGGTTTTTGCAGCAAAACCCCCATTTTCGGGTGTATTAACCCCGATTTCGGGTGCAGATACTTCGGGGGCTGTCCGATTGTCCGCGACTAATCGGAAACGCTTGTCGATGTCCTCTACCTTCTTGCGCTTGGCCTCTAGCCATCGGGCTTGTATGCTTGCCGACGTCAGGATCTGGAACGAGTTAAGAACCCTCCCATCGAAGAGAGAACGCCTAACCAACCCCTTGATGATCTCTGAAATCCTCGATGAAACGCCGAAGGCACCTATGCGCTTTGTGAACAATAGACACTCATCGGGACCCCACGGGATTGCGTACCCTTGCGAGTAGATGAACTCGAGAAGTTTGAAATACACGGCGTACGCTTCAAGACCAAATTCGGCTTCGACGAGTGCGAGCGCGGTATCTTGATCGGTGTGCGTGTCGTGTGGGAAATAGTCCAGCCCAAATTTGGTAGGGCGTGCCATGGTTATGTGATCATTGTGCGGTTTTGTTTTGTTTGCCCGTCTTCACGAGTTGCGCGAAGGCTTCGCGATTTCTTCGAAACGTTGAGACAATCTCTTTACTTCGCCCGTCTAAATCCATCAGACGTAGGAAGCCTTCGAAATCGTTGCAGACTTCTTCGTATATGTAAGACTTGACGAGTTGCTTAAACTCTAAGAAGTCTCTCACCACTTCATATCTGTATCCGTATAGCTCCACCAGCAGCTGCCATTCCTTCTGCGAGGGACTTTGTCGACCCTTCGGGGTCTTCATCTCGATGCAAAGCGCGTGGTGCTTGTCGGAGGGGAGAAAAAGAATGAGATCCGAAACTCCTGCGACCACGCCCTCGGCTTTCAGTCGAGCACCCGTCACTGGGTCTCTTCGTCCGCCGTTCGGGACGGCAAAGAGGAGCGAGGAGAGTTCCGGGTATTGGTATCTGAACCAACGGACGCAGGCGCATTGGAGTCGGTGTTCAGCGTCTTGCATCAAGCGTCGGGCGTTTCTTCGTTCGTGTCTTTGATGAACTCGACAATCGGCGTTTCAACGACCGAAAGGAGTACGGGATCGTACGCCCACTTGTCGAACTTATCAAAGAGTAAGTCCGTTGCGTCGGTCAGCTTCTCGGCGGCCACGAGCGCGGCTTCTTTCTTGTCGATTTCAATACCTCTGCGATCGTCCAGCGAGGTAATCGTGTAGACGATTTTGTAGAACTTCAATTCTGGAGCGTCGCACTTGTCGGTGATCAGTTCGTGGAACTTTCGGCCGACCACGTCCGTTACGCTTACCAACGCGGCGACGTTTTCGTATTCGGCCTTTACCAACTGCTCGGCGCGTGTGCAACTATCGGCCTGCACGAGGTAAGAGAAGCGTTTCTCTACCGTTTTCCCGCTTTCTTCGGCCATTTCGACGCGGGTCTTACATTCGTAGTATTTCATTGTCGTTGTTGTTAGGTTCTGGAATTTCGATATTGAGATATTGTTCGGCGTAGCGGCGCAGACGGTCGATATAGGTTTCAAATTCGAGGGTGCTCATCGCCGCCGTCGAGTTGGGGAGTGTCACGACTTCGCCCGTTTTGTAGTTGATGACGTGTTCGCCGGCTACTTGCTGTTTGAAAAAATGGTGTACTTGTTCGCAGTTCGTGAACTCCCACCCCGCCTGCTGCAAGCCCGTTAAGAGCATCGGGTAAACAACGCCCCAGAGATATTTGTTTTGCGGTGTTGTCCTTCGGCGTTGCTTCCGTTGCACCGTGCAAACGTATTCTCCGACGGGCGAGGTTTCGAGAAAGAGCCGCAGCGGAACAAGATTTTGTTCGTCGCGCCGGTTGTATTGAGTTAATTCGAGGGTGTATCTGAACATTGGGGGAATTTATACTACGCCTCAAGCGTAATTTCCAATCCGGGCAGTGCGAGGTATGTTGCTATTCCCGTCTTAGATTCCACGAGACGCTTAAATTCTTTGGGGTCGGAATTATTGTCAGATAGGTGCAATAGTACAATCTCTTTTACCTTCGACAAATCCTGTTTGCGTATGGTGTGAAGCGTTGTGGCGATTTCCATGTGCGACGTTAGAAGACGTGATCGCATAGAAGACGGAACTTTGCCCGTGAGAATGTTTTCTTCAAGAACATTGTCGGAATAGTTCGCTTCGATGAGTATGTGGTCGAGACCTTGAATTTTATATTGAAAGGAAACACTGTCAGTGAGAAAGAGAAGTTTTCCCATTTCAGGATGACGAATTACAAAAGACTCGCAAGGCACATCGTGAAAGGCTTCCAATGTGAGCACCTCAAACTCTCCTCCTACGAGCATCCATTGTCGACTGGTTGTTTCAACCAAGAGTGGCTGCACATCTAAGTCTTGAGAATTGATCACGTCCGATGAGCAATGCACCGTTACTCCGGCGCGTGCCATGTCTGCCAGCCCTTTTGCGTGATCTCCGTGCCGATGACTCACCACACATCCTACAATCCGTGAAAGATTGAAGGCTAAAGCTCGTTTGATTTCGAGAAACGCGATACCGGCCTCAATAATCAAGGTGCTGCCATCGTTCGCGGTGAGTAGATAACAGTTCCCTTTGGAGGACGATCCTAAAACTTGCAGTTTCATTGCCGAATAGATTAGTAATCGGGGGCTTCGTTCTCATCTACTCCCGTAGTGGCGGTTGGTGAAGAACTGTTGTGCGGTTCATCTTTTACTTCTACGTAGCTGTCTGCATCAAGATCAATCGCCGTATCGGGTGAAGTAACCATCGCTTCTCGAGTAGCTTGTGCAGACGATTCCACCGAAGATTCGTTGATCATCGCGTCCTGCATCTCGATTGATAGATAACCGTATTTTGAAAGGAGACGTCGGATAACGGTTTTCAATGCCATGGTTTCAAAATTTCCTTCCCATCCCGTTCCTTTCCCGGTAGAAGTCTCTTGTGCTTTTCCGATAAGCTGTTCAACCGTTGTATCGCGACGTACGGAAGGCGAAAAACGTTTGGCGTAGGCGGCCACTTCATCGACACTCATGTAGAGTGTTTTGCTGAAACCATTGAGAAGTTCAAAGTGGGCGAAGTAGCCGATCACTCGTTCAGACGTCTTTTCGCCGTCGAACTTGATTTCGCCGGTCAGTTTATTGACCCCTCGGAGTTCGCCTTCATAGACCACATCCGCGTTGATTGTTCGGTATTGCCCCGTGCGCATCGCCATTTGAATGTAGCCTTTGTAGCCTACAACAAAAGTTGGAGTGGGGATCTTTACCCATTGCCCGTTGTTATCTCGTTTGGAGTTGTTATAAACAACGATATAGGAAAATCCCAGCGCCTTGTTGATGGGCAATTTGAGAACTGCTGCTTTGAGTGCTTCTTGTATCACCAAACGCGGTTCACAAGTTTGTAAGGCTTGGTCTCCTGTATACACATCGATGATCGACGCCGTGAACGCATCTTTGTTCTCTTTGAGTGCGTTGTAAAATTGTTTCTGCACGCTGTCTGCTTCAAGCATCGTGCGTAATACTGCGACTTGGGTTGCCATTGTTTCTGGTTTTATTGGTTATTGCTTGGTGTTGTCGTCTTGTAGAGTGACTGCGAAATCTTCCGTTGTTACTCTCATTTCTATTGTTTGAGAGGGAATGCGCAAAAGATTGTTCACGCTTTCTGCGTTATCCACGAAGACGGGGGCTTGCACTTTGTAGTGTTCGCATAGGGTGCGAATGATGTCTAATCCTGCGTTGATTCGCGCTGCGCTGTTAAGTGTCGAGTTGTAGGCGACACCATTAACCGTAGCCTTGCACGTTTCTTTGGGCGTTCCGTCAATCAGATAGTCGAAAAGGCGGAATTTGACAATGCGGAACTTCTCGTTGATCTTTCGTTCTGCAGTGGTGGCAAAGGCGCGCATGTACGTTGACAGCATATCCTCCTTATGCTCGATTTCTGCGTATTGCTGTGAAAGATCCGATAACTCGGAACGCAACTCTTTGATGCGCTGATTCGTTTTCTCTACGCGTTCAAAGACGGAGAGCGATTCGAGCAACTCTTTCTGTTCACTACGCAGTTCCTCCAGTCTTCGGTTGACGCTCTCGTTGTCCTCCGGTTGTTCCGTGTCGGGAAGCGCTTCAATGAGGAAACGGAGTTCAGAAATTTCCATGTTGCCTTCGACGGCCTTTGCTATAGCGTCTTCCAACGGCGTGTCCGTTCGCTCTTTTGTTCTCAGAGACAAAAGCTCGGCATTGATTTCAATCATTCGCTCTTTTGCCTTGCGGGATTCTTCAAGGCGACGCTCCAAATCTTCGCGTCGTCCCTTCAAATCTTTCCCCTTCTTTTGGTTTTCTTCCAAACGCTTGGCTTTGTCGATGTTGAACTTCTCCAGTAGTTCCACACGCTTTGCTTCAATTTGGTGTGGTTCAAACGGTCTGTCGCAACACGGGCATCTAAAGTCCTCGGCCGTCGCATTAAAAGTTTCGGCCTTAATCGATCTCCACTCTTCTATCAGTCTTTCTCGTTCTTTGGAAGAACTTTCGATTTGAGCTTCTATCTCTGCCACTAGCTTGGCAATAGGCTCTATTTTGGAGAACTCCGCATTTAGTTTGCCAACAGCCGCCGCTCTTTCCGTCGCTGTTTGATTGTACTCCGTTGTGACCTGCGCTCTGATTTGTGCGAGAAGCGTTTCCAATTTTGCGGAAAGGCGTCTACGTTCTTCCGATTCGGGACTGCTGCCCAGCCCTCGCAAGAGTTTCCCCTGCTCCGATTCGTTCCTATCCAACATGGCACGAACCTCTTTTTCGTCCTTGTCGATTTCGGGGGTCGAGCGTTTCAGTTCGTCAATACGCGTCGGTATGCTGTCGATGGGCGCTTTCAATGCTTTCTTTTTCGCGAGAATTGAAGAGCGCGCTGCATCAAGGTTTTCATCTTTGAATGCTTCGAAGACCTGCTCCGCATCGTTTGCCGGTGCAATGGTGTTGAGTTCTTCTCTGACATCCTCGGGTGAGAGGTCTACAATCGAGAAAAGAAGTTTCCGTTGCTCTTCCCATTTCTGCTCGGCGAAGTGTCCGGGGGCAGTAATCGAACGGAAAATGGATTCCGGGCAAAGCTCATCGATTGCTTTCTTCCAAGCGCTTGCAGTCAATGGCTGTTCGTTCATGCGAAACTCTTCGGTGTGACCGGCAAGAGTTGGCTCAACAGCGCCACGTGCCTTTTTCCACTTCTCTTTGTATGTTCTTTCCAACAGAACCGCATGTCCGTCGACGTCGATGCTCGCTTTTACTTGTACGTCCTTGTGTTTGACTTCGTCCCCGTTAGTGTCCAACGGTTTCAGGTCAAACTTGCTGTTCCCGTCGTGATCTTTTCCAAAGAGCAGCCATGTAAACGCATCGAAAATCGAAGTCTTACCGGTGCCGTTCCTTCCGGATATGACCGTGTGAGAACCAAAGTCAACAGACAAAGATTCTATACCCTTGAAGTTGTTGAGGGTAAGACTTTGCAGTTTGATAAGTGACATGTTCTATTTGTTTTTATGGGTGATGGTTTTTAGTTTCTGATGTCGCAGGGCTTCAAACTCTCGCATCACCTCTTCGGGGCTTTTGCGTTCGCGTATCGCAATGCGGAAAAGCAGTGCGTTGAAGTCTGCGCGGTGTCGGAGTAGTTCGGCAAATTCGCCGTTTGTCATTTATATGTAGTATATGGGTTGTGGGCAGCAGCGATCGGAGTAGTCGTTCACCTGATCGGCGCGAATCTGTCGGTCGTATTCCTCCGAGGCTTCGCGCTCGACCAGCGCTTGTTTGGCGCGTTTGTGCATCCCGGTCAAAAGACAATACAGATTGTGCGCTTCATTTCCGCCCGCGAGGAGCGTCCCTTCTTCGATGGCTTCGTCTTCGTCGTCCGTTTCGCCCAGGAGCTGGAACCGTTCGCTGTCGAGTTCCTCGGGACTTGTGTGCAGAACGTCGAAAATGTCGTCTTCGAGCATCTCGATGATGTCGGCAAGTTCGTTGGAGGTGCCGTCGTGGATGCGATTCTTTACGAGGCAATCGTTTTCATATTCGAAATACATAGTGGTGCGGGGGATTAGAGTTCGTATTCGTGAAGAGCGCCGACGGCGATGGGCAATAGATCGACGCGGGTGCGGGCGAACGCGGCGCGTGCTTCTCGGAGAATGTTGCGGAGCATCTCTGTGCCCTCGGGGGACTTCTCAACTCGGAAGTAGAGTTGTGCCGTTCCGTTGGCTTTCCGAATGTGAGAACGGATGAACCAGACGTGCGGGTTGCGGGAGAATTTGAAGATGAATTCTTTTCGCTCCTCGAAACGCGGTGCCGGTTTCACGATCAGAGCGTGGGTGAGGTATCTCCCCTTGGTTTCGATCAGTGGGTAAATCATACAATGCTTCTGAGTTCTCGGTTTTCTTTCTCGGCGTGTTGGGCAAAAAGCTGCTGCGCCTTGGCAGTATCGGTGACAATCTTTCGGCCAATCTGCCGAACGGCGGGGGCGAGGAATGTGTTCTTGTACTTGAGAGCCGTTACGATGGAGCACCCGAACAAATTTGCGATACCTCGTAGCCCGAAGACCTTCTCCGAGGATTCGGCGGTCTTGCGCTGTTCGTGCTGTTCGAGGGCTTCATTCACGGCGTTCTTGACGATCGCTTGCAGGTCAGCGGCTGAGATGATGATCGCTTGTTCCATTGTTGCGTGTGTTAGGGGACTTGTTTGTCGAACGACTCGTCGGGGCGGGCGATAGTCACCCAGCGATTTACGCCGTCTGTTTGGTAAACGAGGCGCTCGTCTTGGTAGCGAGTCATAAATGTAATCGCGGCGCGAGTGCTTTCCACTGCGCGAATGTCGGGGAGAATGAATCTCACTTTTTCGCCCGTCTTGATGTCGCGTATCATCTGGCGGCTGACCTTTTCCACTCGTCGCAATTCGGTCGGTTGACGGAGATAGGCCGTGATGCGGGCTCTTTCTTCTTTTCCTTTCATACGGTTGTAATTGTTGTGACCACGGGCGGAGTCGAACCGCCGAGGGGAGGAATCTATTACGCAGATGAGGACATAACCTCCTTCCCCTTTCCGTGTGAAGATGCGCCGCTGCACACCCTCCGTGGCCGTGTGGCTGCGCCTGCTCTCACGAGTGGGCAACAGCCTGAGGTATAAATGGCTGTGGCACGTCGGGGAATCGAACCCCGCGACGAGGGAAAAATTCAGGATAAAAAACCTCGTCAAGAACCTTTCGTGCCGTGTCCGCGTGCGTTGTCACAACGTGGCGCGGGAAATCAATTATAATCTAATGAACAGTTGTTGTGGCGAGGCGAGGAGTCGAACCCCGCGGCGAAGGAACGTCCTTGCACTAAATTGATGATGCCCTCTTCCTTGGCTCGCCGTGTCCCCTTGCAACGTCGTCGCGACGTGGCGCGGGGAAGCATTCAAATGGAGAGATGAAAAAAACGTGTGGGGCGCGCCGCCTGTGGCTACTAACTTCTTTACGATTCAATTATATATCTAACTCAATTCGGCAGCGCGCTATGTCGTTACAGCTTCGAGGGATTCACATACGCCGGGATGTCCTTCCCTCTCGCTATCTGTTTGTCGATATAGATCCGAAAGGCTTCCTCCACGTTCGCGTCGTCAAAAGCGCCGAGCAGCTTCCCGAGGAAGTCGATTTCTTTGTTCTCTTCCACGCTGTTGACGATGTCCTCAATCTCGAGCGTGGCGTTCAGTTGTATTGTATTCATGTCTTCTTATTGTTTTAGGTGTAATAGTAGAGAGCCGTCTGCACTCATAACTTGTTAGCGTTCACAAAATCGGGAAGTTCCTCCCCGTATAGAGGTTTGTGCATCCACCTGTAGCGATCATTTAATTTGAATTCCTGGGCTATGGCGGCGTATGCTCTTATATCTTGGTAGAACTGGCGAATGGCGGCGTCTATGTTCTTTCTGCGAAAGCGACTAAAAACCTCGATGAGAAAGTCCTGTTCTTTCGCGTCTTCCACGCTCTTGAGGACGTCGTCAATTTTCACATCCGTGGTTAGGGGAATAGTTTTCATAACTTTTCAGCGTCTACGAAATCGGGGAGTTTGTTTCGGGTTTGTAATCCGAAGTATTCGCGTAAAGCATCGTTTACGTTGAGGACGTCAAACCTCTCGAGAATCTCAAGGAGGGCGCGCTTTTCTTCGAAGTAGTTCACACAACCGAGAATTTCCGTCACTCGTTCGTTCTTATCTTCGAAGTATTCGCGCAAAGCGGCGTTTATATTCTTGGGGTTAAACCTCTCGAGAATATCGAGAAGGAAGTACTCTTCTTCGGAGTAGCTCACGTTGTCGAGGATTTCGTCGGTGTCCACCGATAAATCGAAGTATATTGTACTCACAACTTGAATTTGTTTTAGGTGTAAAGGGGCGCGCCGCCCGGTGGAACTACCCATTACCCAACAATGAAATGATGGGCGGCGCGCCGTGTGTTATTCGTCTTCGGTGTTCACGTGTTCTTTCATGTAGGCAAAAAAACGAGCCACAGAAGTGGGGAACATTTCGGCTAAAAGTGCCCGTTTCCCAATGAAAGCCCACAAGTAAATTCCGATAACTCCCGCAGCTTTCCATACAATCCAAGGAATCACGGGGCATTCAATTTCTAAGCCGACCAAAAAGGCGGCGAGAAGGAGAAGAACCGTGTGCAGAGCGAAGAAGCCCCACTGGCCAAAGGTGTCGAGAAACTGTTTCATTGTTCTATTTCTTTGTAGGTTGGATATAGTTCGATGAGTTCCTTGAACTTTTCGGACTCTCGGAAGCCCGGGATGGCGTCGATTATCTTACAAATTATTCTGCGGACTTCTATTTCACCGGCTAAAACGACTATTTCATTCGCACCCCCTATGGAATCGCTGAAAGCCACAAAGTATGGATTCCCACGCCTTAAAATGTTGTCCGCCGGCCACATCTTGTCGTCTTCTCGGTTTCGTCTGGTGATTTCGCTCATCTTCTCCCACATTTCAAGCGTGTCCCGCACGCGGGCTTGGTTTTCCGAGGAGAATTCTTCGGGCTGCGCGTCTTCGCTGTCGTCTTCCTTCACTGCGTCGGTCTCATCGGTCGCGGCGTTCTCTTCGTCCTCGGCAAGCGGCGTTTCTTCGTCGGCGAAAATGTGTTCGAATAATACCAAACCGGGAGCTACGAGACGGAGATTGCGCTCTGCGTAATCGTAACTCTTCCTTTGGACAGCGTCGCGGAGATGAAGCAACACGGGGATAACTACGCGTCGGTTGAATGCCGATAGAAGAAAGATTCGGAGATTCACATCTCTAAAACTATCGATAACTCTGATCTTCTTAATCAAAGCATTCGTTCGTTTGGCCTGGATCTCTGCGTAGCGTCGGATCTCGCCGTCTTTCAACGATCGCGGTGTGTTCGACACGAGCAGATTTTTGATAAACCAGCTGTATTCGTTGATTTTCCCGTTGTAGAAGACCACTCTGTGTTGTTCTTTCTCCCATCTTCCCGAGTAATGAAGATCTTTCAGTGCGCGAATCGCTTCTGTGCAGTCGGATTCTTTGATTTCGAGCTGCTTTGCTTTCTCCTCGTCGAGGTGGATCTCGTCTCTCATCTTCTGGAATTCATCCATTGCTTCCACGAAGAGTGCGTCGATACCTTCTTCCAGTCTTTCTAAAATCAGTGCTTCCATCTTCTTGCTTTGTTGAATGTTTGTTTTGCGTTCGTGTGCCGTTAATTAGATCCAGCCTTCGCTATATTCGAAGTAGCGTTTAGCCTTTTCCGCCGCTTCGCCTTTACCGTGCAAGGCGATCATCTTGTTTGCGTAGGCGGTATAACCTTCTATGCGTTCGAGTGCTTCAAGAACTGCGGCCTTGTCTTTGATCTCTCCAAAAACGCTAATACCCGCCTCTACGGCTCCGATCAGTCTTTGCCAGAGATGGAGCAGCTCTTCTCCGGAAAGTTCATCCCTATTGACGTTGTTAACGAGAGCCCCCATGGCTTCTGACTTACGGCGGATCGCTTGCTTGATGATGAAGTCGAGTGCGGTTGTCATTGTTTCTCTCTTTTAGAATGTTTGTTTTTCCGCGTTTCCCTTTGTTGTGTGGATAAAAGTGCGGATATTTGCGTATTCCTTTGCGGCGTTTTGTCGTTGTTTTCAACAAGTTGCGCCGCTTGCGCTTGTAGCTTACGTTTGATTACAGTGCAAAGATAGATAGTTTTCTAATATCAAACAAGCAAACGGTAGATTGCTTTCTATTGCAGGTTGTTTTTTAACACTTAGGACTATGTCAGACTCTGAAAACTTGCCCGACAGCCCTATAAAAAAGAGGGTTCTCGCTCTAGTGTCGCATTTCAGCGGCAATAACAAGAAGGCTTTCGAAAACGAAGTTGGCCTAAGCAACGGGTTCATCAACAACATAAAAATGACGATTCACCCCAAATCGTCAGAAAAGATTCTAAGCAAACACCCCGAAATCAATAGAGACTGGCTTTTGTTCGGCGAAGGTGAAATGCTCAATGACGGCTCTTCGCAGACGATACCCGCCACCATCGAACTACAGGCACAGACGGAACTCAATGAAAAGAACGCCGTGAAATGGTACTACGAACTTGACGCGTCGGCCGGTGACGGCTTGTTCGAAGACAATGAAATAAATGCTCCGTATAAATACATCAACGTGCCGGGCTTTGAGGGATGCTTCGGACTTAACCTCACCGGGGATTCGATGCTCAACACCGCACAGAGCGGAGACATCGTGGTCGTCCGCCCCAGAGAGGTGCAGACGATCATCAACGGGGAGATATATCTTGTTGTCACCCGAGACTCTCAGCGAATGGTAAAACGACTCGTCACAAGCGGATATTCCGAAGACGCGATTATTACTTGCATTTCCGACAATCCCGACAAAACACGCTACGCCGATATGAAGATACAAGCAGATCTCATCCACAAAATCTTCCGCGTCGCAGGGTTCGTATCAATCAAAAGAATGGCATAAAAAGAAAATCACCATGAGAAACCTTATCTTTGTATCTCTCCTGTTCCTCTCTTGCGTTCTCATAGGATGCAAACAGAAGGACAATCGCCCGCCACTCGTTCGAGCTAATGAACTACTGCGAAAGAATCATTTGCCCGAAGTTTCAAGAATTGACAGCGTGTTCGGGTATGAGGATGAGCGCGACGCTACAAATATGGCAGACGTAGCGGCCTTTATACGAGACAGCCTTCTAAGAATTTCATATCAGCGTGAACTTACCCAAGACGAGGGTCAAGAGTTGGAAGAATGGACTGCTATAAGTAATGATCTTCAAAAACAAGCACGAAAGTATCTGGACGAACACATTAGAAATAACGACAAAGAAGAGTTCATCGGCTATGATTTTTTAGTCATAGACTCAGCCGCAAACTTGAAAACTCTCTACTTTATAGACAAGGACTTCACAAAAGTAGAGTATGCGAAAAAGTTTATCCATCTGAGAAGATTCTAATAATCTGCGAAGATGCGCGGCGTTTACCGCGTTCACCTAATGATGGGACGCAAATAAGAATTCATTCATCACTCAATACCACCAACGATGAAAAGATTTATATTCGCATTCATTCCCGTACTCCTTCTTGCATCTTCCATTGTGGCAGGTTGTAGCAAATCAGAAGAGCAGAAGAATTTGGACAAAGCAAACGCCCTTCTCGACCAAAAAGGATTGCCGCACATTGAGAAGCTCGATAGCGTCAAAGATTTTGGCGACACGCACGAAACTTTTATCGGAATCCAAGAGTATCTTTCAAAGATAGATAGTATTAACTACACCGTGAAAGGTCGGAAATTCCGGAAATACACAAAGGAAGAGAAGAGAGAGGTTTCTGACTTGGTATTCGAAACGGAAGTGTCGATGGCCATACATAAGGAGTTATGTCACAGACACTCGGAACAAGACGTAACTCCCCAATTCGTAGGCTATAAAGCGAAGGTCGATAAGGACGAGCGTGGTTTCCCCGTCGATTTCTATTTTGAGAAGGATCTTTCAGCTGTGAAAGTAATCAAGTGGTGGAGGAAGCGAACAGAAAAATAAACACCCCGACGATATGAACTACGAATTGATAGCACTAGCCGTTAGAAACGAACAATGAACCACAACTACGAATGGAGCGAAGATCTCCCTGAAAGCTGCCCTCCCGAGGAAGCCTACCAATGTAACGGAGAGAGCTTTTACAGACTTGTTGCTGGTGATCCCGCCTGCGAATCTGATTTCTTCTCCCACCGTAAGCTATACCCCACGAGGATATTTAAGGTTGACGAATGCCAAGCGAGAGCCGTCTCTGTCTTTTCCACTAAGAAAGAAGCTGAAGAATTACGTAAAAAGCCGCCGTTCAAGAACAAAAACACCGTCATAGCCCGTGTGACAATACGCCCCAAGGATGGGGTCGTGGCACAGACCGGACATAATAAGAAGCATTACTCGTGGTGGCGAACAACGGCCTACGACATAGCGGAGGCCACAATACTATATGATAATGAGAACAATCAACCCAAAACAGATACTCGTCTTTTACGATGAGCCTATTCTTTTCACCGCAACAGACGCAGTGGAAAGCCTCTACTTGTGTTTGTTGAGCTCTATTCCCGATAAGTACGACTGCACGGCTATAAGAATTAGCCCCCGTAGGCTATCCGAATACCTATCGAGGCGCGTTGATTTAAGAAGCGTATTCACCAATCCCGAAATTCCGGGCGAGTACTTTCGCGTAACCCCCGACGGAGAAGAGCGTTTAATTTTGTCGCCTCTTGATGAAAAAGATCTCACCGAGGATCGCCTGCCCGAAGAGGGCGACTACTACAACGGCGAAACACAGACGCACAATTTCCCCATTCAATCAGCGCCATACCCACGGCCTGACAGGCACACCTCGTGGAGAAGGGAAAACGCGGAATTTGCAAACTGGTCGCGCGGGCAAAAGTGCATTTACGCGTCTGTATAGAGTACAGTATGAACATCACGATACTCTCCACGCTCCGTCCCCATAACGAAGTCACCGCCAAAGCGTGTGAAGACGCACGAAACGGCAAAATTGGTTTGTCCATCGCCATCGTCTGCGAGGTATTAGCCATTCCCCTCCGCGATCGTTACATGGCATCACGCGGAATTAAAGCACAACTATAAGAATGGGGCGGAGCATCATTGCCCCGCCCCTTACATTTAAGCTTGCATCTTCGCCGCCCATTTGCTCACCTCATAAATAAGGCGAGCAAAATAGTCGACACCTAGACATCGCCCACCGGCAAAGCATTCCCATCCTACATAATTCATCGAAAAGCACACCGAAAAACAAGAAAGTGTGCGTAAAATCGCGCAATCGCATTGTATCTAGTTGATAGTCTGCATGTAATATGTTTTCGCGAAAAGCCCCGCGTTTCTCTCCCCGCCTCGCCGACGGGCTCGCCCCCACGGCCGGAGCACAGGGGGAAAATTTCACATCGCCGCGGAGAAAGTGCGCAGAAATGCGCATGCGTTCACTTTTTTTTATTTTTGCTTGCTTTCTATGCGGGGAAAACACGCTATATTTGCATCGAAAACCTGTTTTATCAACTCCGCATGGCAAAATCTCGGCGCTTCGTCGCCCCGTTCGTTTGCCCAGCGGAGTGCTCCCCCACATTCCTCCCCAGCCTATGATGCTTCATTCCGCCACCCGTTTGCTCAGTGCCGCCTTTCTGGCGCTCGGCCTAAGCACCCCCGCCGCCACCCTGGCCCAGCAAGTCATTTTCCCGCAGGAACAACAAGCCGGCACGGCGCGTCTGTCACACACCGCCAACCACTATGTGCTGAGCAACGACCTGCTCACCGCCACCTTCGTCGAATCGGACGGCACCCTCCGCTTCGGCGGTTGCCCGCAGCTCAACTTGAACGCCGGCACCGAACTCTTTGAAATCCGCACCGGCAACGGGCAGACGGTGGTGCGCGCCTCGGAAATGCAACTCGAGGGCGTG